CCACTTGTCCAGCATCTGCGACAATTGCACGATTTGTTTAAGTTGAATGTCTAACATTTTAGTTTCCTTTATTTGATTGTTTGAAATTTTAGTGTACACTGTTTTTAAGACTTGTGCAAAACTTTTTGACAATGGTATCATTATGAAAATTTTGGAACGTGATGTAGAGAAATATTTTTGCTGGGCAGTCGCGACCATGGGTGGCAAGACGTGGAAGTTCAAATCCCCAGCCCAACGTGGTGTGGCTGACCGAATCGCTTGCTTGCCAGACGGGTCGACGTGGTTTGTAGAACTAAAGACTAAGGGCGGCAGACTAGCGCCGTTGCAGAAACTTTTTGCGGCGGACATGACCGCATTGAACCAACGCCACGCTGTGCTGTGGACGTATGAACAGATAGATAACTGGGTAAAGGAACAACAATGAAACACTTACTGATTGCTTTTGTGATGGCCACCGCACCTGTTGTGGCGTACGCATCATGCACCTACAGCTCGTACACCATCGACGGGCGCACCTACAACTGTAGTACCTGTTGCTTCAATGGTATCTGTAACACCGAGTGCAACTGACATGAAGCTTAGAGACTATCAAGAAGTGGCCGCTGACTTCTTGTACGCCACATCACGGGCAATGATTCTCGCACCCGTGGGTGCCGGCAAGACAGCGCTCACGCTTACAGCCATGCGTGACGCTTTGCGAGACAAGATCGTCGACCGGTGGCTGGTTGTGGCGCCTAAGCGTGTGGTCACTGATGTCTGGCCAGTGGAGTTACCCAAGTGGGCGCCCGACTTGTCTATCAGTGTCATCACCGGCACACCTAAGCAACGCCAAGCCGCGCTTGCCGCACCCGCTGACGTGTACGTCACCAACTACGACAACTTGCAGTGGTTGTCCGAGCAGGCCTTCACGTTTGATGGCGTGGTGTTCGATGAGCTGACCAAGCTAAAGAACCCAAGTGGCAAACGCTTCAAGGCCCTAGAGAAGATGATTAAGGACGTCAACATACGCTGGGGCTTGACCGGATCGTTTACGTCCAACGGGTTGGAAGACACCTTCGGGCAGTGCAAGATCGTAGACCAGTCCTTGCTCGGGCGCGCCAAGGGCGCCTTCATGCAGCGCTACTTTGTGCTGTTAAACCCTGAGTACGGCGAGTGGTTCGCCAGACCGGGGGCGCTACAACAAGTCATGGCGCAGATCAAACCGGCGACTTACCTGTTAGACGCAGGCGACTACAAGGACAAGCTGCCGCCACTGAACGTCATTAAGATGCCGTGCGTCATGCCGATGGACGAGTACAAGATGATGAAGCGTGACTTCATGGTGCAGTTTGGCACGGCCGTGGCCGTGGCCGCTAACGCTGCTGTGGTTACGGGTAAGCTTCAGCAGATGGCGTCAGGGTTTGTCTACGACAGCACAACGCAAGCCAACCCAAGCAAGCCCGGCAAGTTTACGACGACCAAGCGCGCCATCTGGATGTCGGGGCATAAGTTCGATATGCTAGATGATGTGTGGCAAGAAAATCAAAGAGCGAATACCATTGTGGTGTACAACTACCAGGAAGAACTCGATGAACTTAAGCGACGCTATCCACAGGCAGTCACACTGGATGACCCCAACGCCATCGAGCGATGGAATGCAGGATCAGTACCACTGCTACTCATCCACCCCAAGAGCGCAGGCCACGGGCTTAACCTGCAACACGGCGGTTGCCGGATGGTCTTTGTGTCACTGCCGTGGAGTCTGGAGCTATTCGAGCAAACGGTCGGGCGGTTGCACCGTAGCGGTCAGCGCCATGCCGTCTGGGTTTACCTGCTACTGACCACTGGCACGATTGACGAGCGCATTTGGTCAGCCCTTAACGACAAGCGCGCCTTGTCAGACATCGCGCTTGAGGAACTGAAATGAAACTGGTAAACCTATGGAAGGCCAAACTAAAAGCAGCAAAACTACACCACGGCATTGCGACTCGGCAACTTAACGCGGCGCAACGCTCGGTTGACCGATTGACGTCTATTATTCACGACTTGGAGAACAAAATTGAAAGACACATGGCGAAGCCTAAATCAAAAACTAAGCAGTCTGACTGAAGATGAGCTTAAGGGCATGTTGGAAGATGAATTGCAGGGCGCCAAGCGCGTCTCTATCCTGCAACGCCTGCACCAGCGCTACTGCATGTTGCGCCAGACCCGTGAACGTATCGACTTACTGAAAGAGGCCCGACGAGTATGAACGATCCAGTCAATCACCCTAAGCATTACACCGAACACCCGTCGGGCGTGGAGTGCATACAGATTACCGAGCACATGAATTTTTGCTTGGGCAATGCCATGAAATATATTTGGCGCGCGGATCTGAAAGGCGGCGTCGAAGACCTAGAGAAGGCCCGATGGTACATCAACCGTGAGATTGAAAGGAGACACCATGAAGACCAACGAAACGACAAAGAAGCTAGTGTCGTCACGACCATATCGGGGGTTTAGCTTGGCGCAAGTTGCGCCTCGCCCCGGTAGTACAGACATTTTTAACAACCCTAGCCGTTACGGCAACAAAGTGAGACACAAAGATGGCAGAGAAGTATTGCTTCGGGTGCGCGAGATACAAACAGACGAGTGACATGCAGACGGTGAAAAGAGGAAAGGCTTACCGCGCCATTTGCAGTACATGCCTAGCGAAAAAGAACCCTGGTTGGTATGGTAAGGAGCAGACCAATGTTACGCAAACTGATAGACAAGATAAGGCAGATAGTTGAGCGACCGCCACAGCCCGTTATACGACGTGGCATACACAAACCCTGCGACGCCTGTGGGCAGGTTAGCAGCACTTTATTTGATGGACTATGCGATTGGTGCCATCGTTTCTATAAGGCATACAAATGAACGAGCAAGATGACATGATCTACAAGACGGCAGCGCAGACCGATGTGCTCGCCACCTTCCGACGTCTGGGCTGGACACCCCCGTCAGAAGACCCTGCGGTTAAAACCAAGTGGGAATATTACAAGAGCTTACCGATGCGCGATTACGAACACGGCTGCGATCAGTAAGACCAGACGTTAGGTCGTGGCGGGTTGCGCAAGGTGTCCAGATGGATAAAGCGCCCGCCACCTTTTTGTTGCACACCGATGCCGGTAAAGTCTAACGCAAAGGCAAGCTTAAGCAAGTTGTAAGCGTCAGTGCCTTGGGCGCCAATGTCACAGGCTTGGCCAGAAGCGTGAGCGCCAGGCGTGGCCTTAGCGGCTTCAATCGGATGGTCTGGGCAACGGTAGCCAGACGTGATGACCATCGGTTTGCCGTAAGCATTGCGCAGGTGCTGGAGCTTACCCATGAATGCAGCGTTCATTTCAGCCTTGCCGCAGTGCTTGCACTTGAATTCTTCTTCAGTGAAGTTGGGGTACTTGGTCCAATCCATTAAGCTTTTCCTTTTACACGCTCGAAACTGCGCAGGCTACCTAACCCAAGCAGGCCGCCAAGCAAGATCATCAACTGGTCGATGTCAACGCTGGGCATGGGCGCCACTTCAGCGCCCGTCAGACCGACTAGCCATGGCAGAATAGGGCGCAACAAGAACTCATAGAACAGCCCAAGCGAACACGCCCAGCCTGCCATGGGGCGCCACCCAGCACGAAACGGGTCAGTGCTTGCGGCTTCGATTTTGTTGGTTTCGATCTGGCCCATGGCCAACTGCATTTGCGCATCTAACTGCGCAAGCTCGCCCTTTTGCGCAAGCTCCATCATCTTGATCTTGGCTTCGTCAGCCGCTTGCTTGTCAGGAAACAGCTTGTCGATCAGTGTACCGACAACCGGTAAGATTGCGCCTATCATAACTTACCTCGCTAGTTGGTTTTGATTTTCAGGCGGTTGCGACAATAATTTATTAGCCGTTTCGAGTACTTGAGGCGCGCCAAACGCCGTGCTTGACCGTGCAAACTGATTGATTTTTGGGTCGTTAATAGCTGTGGCAACTTGAAAACGTTCATATGATGTCAGCTTACCAAGCAATTCGTCAGCGCTTTGCCCAGACTTGTACGCTTGAGCTATGCGATCCATCGTTTTGGCGCCGATCTTGCGTTCAAGATTAGCTATGATCTCATTACCAATTGTGCTTTTGACGCTTAAAAAAGGCAAACGAAATAACGGCAAATTTTGTCTTAGTATTTTTTCTAATCCTTCGGCCGCGTCTTCGGTTAATTCTTTTGAGCGACTTGTTAACTTGGCGTTTTCTGCGACATTACGCAGCGTCGCCAATGTATCGCCATCGAGTAATGTTTCAATGTCGTAATTCTTGTAGCCTAAGGCTTTTTCAACTAACTTAGGTGCGTTGCCTTCCACTAATTCTATAAATCGTTTAGGGCTTTTTTTGTAAGTTTCAAATGCGGTACCTAATAACTGTTGTTTTTCAATCTCCCGCATACCGTTAGCGTAATTTTCAAGGTACTTGCGATAGCCAGCGCCGCCAGAGTTTTCAACGGCGTCGATCAGCAATGGGCGAATGTCGTTCATAGTTTTAGCCACGGCTTTTGCTTTAGCTTTTGGTAACAAATTTGTTGATTGAAAAATGCTGTTTACGGAGTTCATGCGGATGGCGTCTAATGCAGCCGCGTCAATAATGCCTTGATTGTTTGTCCACTCATCAATGTCTGCGGCTACACGATTAAGCGCAATGCTGCGCTCCGAGGTTGCAAATCTTGGGTCTTTGGCTAGCGCACGAATTTGTGCCGAAAGCGCTTTGCCGTCTAAAGGTTTTAGCCCGGCGTTGGCTAAACTATCGGCGGCACTTGACGCCATGCGAGCAGCTTGGCCAAACTCAAGCGAACCTTGCGCGGCTTGTTGTTGTACACGTTCGGCTATTTCAGGTATACCCTGACGCAGGTAATCTTCGTATTGTTGCGACCAAACATTTGGGTCAGTCTGGTTAGCACGGACAGCGGCTTTTTGTTTGGCAATTTCAACACGGCGCGCTTGATCGACAGCGTCTTCCGCTGCCTTTTCAAGCACACTGGCTTCGGCGCGCAGCGTTGGTTCCAATCGGCCAACTACATTAGCTCTGTCAAGCGCTGCTTCGCGTTGAGGGCCGGTTGCTAAATTTAATTCTGTTTTGGCTGCGTCTTGCGCGGCGCGAATTTCAGTAGCAGAACGGCCGCCAGCCAAAGAAGCCAAATTTGCAACGTCTTCGTCGACTAAATTAGAGTATCTATTTTTAAAAACATCTATGTAATCTAACTGCTTTTCGGCGCGTCCACCTAACGCTTGAAAAACCGATTGGTCTAACGGCGCGCCTGCTTGTCGGGCTGTTAAACCTTCTGGCGCATTGCGTAGCAAATTACGCATTGGTTCAACGCCGGATATGTTTTTGTTTTGTAGTGTTTGTTGCAGAATGTCACGCGCACGAATGTCGGCACGGCTGGGGCCGCGAAACACATCAACCATCCCGCCGATTTTTTTACCAGCGTAACCAATTACACCCGGCACCGCCAACTCGGTAGCCGCAGTATAACCAATGTTGCTTAACGGTTCGGTTACAGTTTCCATTACTGAACGGGGTTCACGCCGCCCAAGAGCCAAGTCAGCTTGGTATAAAAGTTCGCCGGCTAAACCCCCACCTAAGCCCGCCCCCGCCGCGCCTCCGACCAACGCGCCGGGCCCAGTAGGTATCGTTCCGCCCGCACCGATAACCGCGCCTGCAACGGGCAACGCAAATTCTACCGCAGGCCCCAGCACGTCGCGCGCGGTAGAGGCAGCCTTATACAAATTGGGTGACTCTTGCGCCCACTCGGGGGTACGAACAACGGGGGCCGCGTCGCTTTGCGAAGCTGCTACGCGTTCACGGGCGCGGGCAAGTGCAAGTGCCCGCTGTTGCTCAAGTGTCATTTCTGCCATAATTTTCTATCCTCGGGGGTCATCTTTGGCCAAAGACGTTTAAATTCATCGTCTGCTCCTTCGGGCGGCGGCGGGATATCGCTAGTGCTTGCGTCGGGAAAACTAGTTTCAATTAGGTTTTGAACTTTAGCATCTAATTCAGGCGTCCAAGCCCCACCAGCCCTAGCTCTTGCACCTTGGATCAATTCAATCAAACGCGTGCGTTTGGCGTCAAGGACTTTTTTTGATTTGTCTGTGTATTTAGGTAGATAAGAATCCGTCTGCCCTTGCAACTGTTCCTTATTGTAGGCAGCGCCCGTGGCTAAAAACAACAGCGCGTCGATCATGTCGCGCTGCGCAGCGGATACGATCTGGCGGTCTATTGGCCGCGCCCAGTTTTGTATTTCAGAAGACGCTGAATCCCACAAGGGCAAAATTCCCGCAACCATTTCACCCGCGCCAGGCGCCGCAGCACTGGCGTTTTTCGCTGTAACCCCCGCAATTTGATCCGATGCGCTAAGTACGCGCTGTAACGCTGCCGCGCCCTTACGCTCGTCTTCGGTAACTCTGTCACCTTTTTGCGGCGTTTTAAAAAGGTTTGTTTGAGCCAACGGCGTAGATAAATCGTCTACACTCGGCGCGGCTTTGGCTTCTTGTTCGGGTGTTAAAGGCTTACCTCCTTTCATTTCAACAGGTGAGGCAACGCCGGTCAGCCTGTTAATTTTGAAAAGTACGCCGTTAGCGTCTGGTTTAAACTCAAAGCCCGCAAAGTCTTCTTTGTATTGCCTAAAGTCGCCGGGGTAACCGCTTTGCTTTAATAAATCAAAAGCTTGAGATTCGCTAGATAAGGAACCTGCTTTAGCCGGTTCGACAGTAGCTATTATTTCATCTATCTGGTCAGCAGCATCCGAAAAACGTTTATCGCCGGTAAGCGCGGCCTCCCGTCTTAAGCCAACTGATTGCGCGCGTAGTGTTTCTAACTCAGCGTTAGAAGACGTTGCAGTCAAAGGCGCAGCCGCAACCATTGGTGCGGCAGCAGTAGGCGCAGCGTACGTCTGCGCTATTTCTTCCGCTGCTGACATAGGCGGCGCATTTAACGCGTTAGCGCCAAGGCCGCGTGCAGGTGTGGCCAACGTATTGACTGGTGGTGGTACGGGTTGCGCCATGGTGGTAGGCGCAGCGCCGCCGCCCATAAGTTCACTTATCCGCGCGCCAATTGCTGCTTGTCTAGCATTAGCCGCCGCTGTCTGTTGTTGCTTGGCGATGTCACTAGCGCGGCCACCCATGATGCCCGCCAACTGGTCGATGTTAGCCGCCGACATTTGCATGACGTTTTGAAAACCACCAGGCTGTTGGAATTGTTTTAACGCAGACGATTTAACACTGTCTGGCGTTAAACCTAAACGGCTTAGTTGGCTACCTAACACCGGGTCGCTAAAACTAGCGTCAGTCCAAGCCATGTATTGCTCGGGCGTGTTTACAAAACGCAGCGCATCCTTAGACCGCGCAAGCGCGGTGTTGTACTCTGCGCTTTCGCTTTCCCTAGCCGCTTCTTCTTGCATGATGCCGGTGCGGGCTAACGTATTTTGTGTGGCAGCGGCGGTCTGTTGCATACCTAAAAAGTTAGGCACCTGCATCGGAACGCCGGCTAAAGCGATGTTTGGGTTAACTAGAGCCATGCTATTCCCCAGAGTAAACATTAGTGCGAGTTATAGGGCCGGTGCCATATATAGACGGCGACCCTGAAGGCCCGTAAGGACTAGCGTTTATTTGCCCCGCCTTATACTGCCCTGCTATATCAGTGATGTTACCTAGCGCGGCGTTTAGTGCGTTGGCTTGCCCGACGTAACCTGACGCCCGTGCTTGACCCGCAGCGCCTAAAGCATTGGCTTGCGCAGCGCTACCAGCGGCCATGGTGTTGGCAGCGTTCGACGCAAACTGCGAGCCTAACCCGCCAAGGGTGTTAGTTGATGTTTGGCCGTAGCCGGTGATGTTCAGCAACGGATTAAGCTGGTTGGCACGGTTAATCTGGTAGCGGTCGAAAGCGCTGCCGTACTCTTGCGAACCCAACGCTTGGCCAAACCGTTGCGCACCTTTTAACGCTGACCCAGAGATTAGACCGCCACGGGCAGCCGCTTGACGGTCAAGGGCTTTAAGACCTTCGGACATGCGAAACGCATAGCCGGGATCTTGTTCAAAATCTTGCATACTGAAGTCACGCGCATACCGACCAAAGTCAGGCGACGCTTGGTCAACACGCAACTGATCGACTGGCATTGTTGTGGTGAACTGCTCACGGGTTGGCATGGCCATCCCGCCGCCAGCACCAGCCGCCCCACCACGACCAGGCACAAACGTCGGCTCGATATACACTTGCCCGCCGCTTTCTTGCCCGCTGTCTTGGTAGTAGCCCGGCGTAAACGTGCCGGCGCCTGCACCGCCCGCACCGCCCTGCCCCGCGTAGTAAGCGTCTAACGCGCGGTTGTAGCCCGCCTCGTCAAATGTGGTGGGCGCGGCCATCGTATCGGCGGTAGGCGCAAGACCTAAAAGCGTCAGTAGTTGATTCTGCGCGGTTAACCCTGCCTGACGGTAGGGCGCAATGTCAGCGCGTTGCTGGTTATACATCTGCCGCTGAAAGTCTAATGACTCACGGGCTGACGCAGCTTGTAGCGCCCCCGCTTCACGAGCGGCGTTGGCTTGTGCGCTTGCGGCGCTGCCCGCAGCTGACGAACTCATAACGCCGCCGATCAGCGAAGCGCCGGCAGTGATTCCGGTAACTGGATCAGGCATGCCCGAACTCCTTTAAGTAATCTTCGTATTTTTCGCCATACAGCTGCATGACGTTAATTGCCAAATCATGCGCAACTGCGGGGCCGTGGCACAATGTAACGACCCCCAATACCACATCGTAGTACCCAGCGCGCCAAACAAAAGACACCTCGTCGTGCATCTTCTTGCGCTCGGCAATGTCAGACGCTTGCCATTTCAAAATAAAATTTCCGAGCAGTGTGCTTAATTGTACTTGGTGCGCTTGGTAAAACGGGTTAGCGGGCATCGCTACTAGCGTCGCCCAGATAACCGAATTAAGTTCACCGCGTTTGATAGGGTCCCGGTCAGCGCAGTCGTCAAACAATTGCGCTGCCTCAAACAACATCAGCAACCAATCGGTTGCCGCAGGGGGCAGCCGAAAAGTATCGTTAAAGGCGATTCGTAGTGAATCTAACGCAGTCACGGCGTCTTCCTTTCGTTGCGCTCGTCTAACTTCTTAAATATCAGCCCTAGCGTGGCGTCTACCTTGTTAAAGCCCGCCCGCATGTCGTCCTTAATCTCACGCACTGATTCTTTAAAATCATCGCGGCGCACAAAGTCCTCGTGCATCTGCTTGTCTAGGTCTTTGATGTCTGTACGCATATCTTTAATCGCTTCCCAGATCATTTTTAAGGCCCAGCCAACAACGGCGCCGCCTATACCAACAATCCAATCAAACACAGCTTGCGAGTCCATTTTACGCTTTCCCGTTTATTGTTGCACCTGAGTTACTGACAGCACGATGGCCGGCGCCGCAGGCGCAAACGCCGTAGCGGCTACGGTGCTAACTGTTACGTTAGTATCATCGGCTGCAAAAGCCATTTCAACGTAATCGTTGGCCGCTAAAGAAATAGTTTGGTTAAGCGTAATTGGAATGTAACCGTTATTGATGTCGGTTGTCACTAATCTGGCTGAATTTGGTATAACCACACCGTTCTTTTTAAACCAAATCCACACGTTTTTAGTCGAAGAATTGCCACTTGTTAATTGTATTGGCGCATCAAACTGGTACAAACCTGATTCTGGCACGACGATTCTAGAAGTAGGTGTGCCAATGGTGACACCGTTGCCGAGCTGAATCGAATCAAAAGTCAGCAAGTACTCAGTGTTAATTACTAAGGGTGATTGGTTAGTGGTTTTAAGTATTACTGCGTAGTATTGCACTTGCTCGATGGTGGGGCGGACAAATACAACGCCGTCTGTGGCGTCTGAGACAATGCAAGCCGCAAGCACAATAACATTATCCGGCGCAGTGGGTTTGACGTTGGTAAACGCCCCAGTTACAGTCGGCGATGCGTAAAGAACGTCGCCCACGGCAAATGCGCTGGTGTCCAGACCCCGTACAAATCCGAATGTCGTGCAGTAGCCTTTTTGCCCTGAGTCCGGCAAGTCATGGGTCATCACGCCAAGAATGTACAGACTGGATTGTACGCCGTTAGCCAAATACGGCTCGACCAGTAAAGCGTCAGTTGTAGCACCTGCAAACCCCACGACCGTGCCGTTGGGTATCGTCACGCCTGTCGTGTTGCCCACCCGAGCGTACTGCTCTTGCCCGATTTGTTGCACCACACCATAATCCATACCCAAGTCGAGCGTCTGGTCTGTGGGGTTGTAGGCAAACTTGCCTGCGGCTGGTGTCTCGGTAGCAGTGACGTCCATCTGTATGTACGTCGGCGTTTCTACGCCACCGGTTAAGGCCGTCATGCTGGTTATATCGTCATTAAGCCCCAGAACGGCCGCTGAGAGGTTTGCACGAGCGCCTGCTGCATCGGTAGCCCCCGTGCCGCCGTTGGCCACCACGAGCGTCCCTGCAAGCGTAACGTCGCCTGTTGTTGCTGTGCTTGGGGTTAACCCTGTTGTGCCTGTTGAAAAAGACGTCACGCCGTCGTTAACGAGCGTGATGTTGCCCGGTGCGTTTAAGACAGTAATGCCAGCACCGCCAATCAGCGGGTTAACCGAGTAGCCTGCGCCGTTACCGATCAACAAGCGCCCGGCGGCGGGGATGACGTTTGTGCCTGTACCGCCACGGCTAACGGGAACAATGCCTTCGCCTGCGCCTGCTGTTTCGTATAAGTTATAGAAAAACCGATACCATTCCCGCGACATAAGCCCGGTGCGGGGGTCGATAAGCTCGACCCGAGGCGCGACAATTTGCGTGGAGTTGGGCGCAACAGCCATTACGAACTCGTTGCGGTCAGAGATAATTCGGCGCCGACGATGGCGATCTTAACGGGGTCGGTGCCACTGATCTCGTACACACGGTCACGCAGCTTGTCGGTCATGCCAAGCCTGCGCCAAAAGGTTCTAAAACCAAAATTACCCAACCGCCCCATGCTGCGCCAATGCTCGTAAGACCAAGTGTGGCCACCGTCATCGGACCATCTAAGCATCACTTGTGGGTCAAATCCTTGACCCGAGTTTAGCCCGACACCTGTCTCGCAGTTTAGTTGCAAGCTGTGTTGCGCGGTTTCGTTGTAGTTGTTAACGCCGGTAGGAAGCGCTCGCCACGAGCGCAACCAGCGCTGCGGGTGCGTGTCATCGGCGTAAACGTCTTGACGCAAGGCGTAAAGTTTGGCGTTCTCGAAGTCACCTAAGATAACTTGGGTGTTAAAGAATACTTGGCAGTTGCCTCGGTGGCGGGTGAACTGCCCGTTGTTCCAGCCTGCCCGTTCGTGCCAAGCTTGCGTGGCCACGTCGTACACCCAAGTGGTATTAGCACTAGGGAAAACCAGTACATAAAAGCTGTGGCCGTCTTGCTGGTAGGTGTATCCGATAGCGTCCGATAAGTCACCGTACTGCTGGATCTGCCACTCGACAGCGTGGGTCGAGATGCGTTGGCCGGTGTAGCCGTTAGCGCGGTAGACCATACCGTCACCTCGGTCGTCGCGCGCTAACCAAAACAGGCCGTTGTCCATCTTGGCGATAGAGTACGCCGAT